CATTTAGATACAAAGCCTATTGGAAAACTTTTGAAAAGCATTGCTTAGAGGGTAAGTGGGTCAACGATAACGGCACTTGGGTTTATCTAATGCCAAAGTTATTTTTCTACCTTAATTACGTACAAATATCCGACGAGAAGCGTAATAAAATATTCCCCCGATTAATGGATAACGTGATTATAATGTTCACGTATTTCTTATGTTGTGAAGGATTCAGCGGTTTTGACGGCGATGATGAAGTAACGTGCAACAAGTACGTCGGTAAAATAGTAAAAGGTGAGAAGCTACAAGACTTTGAAAAAGAAGCTTTAGAGAAGTCAATAGGAACTAAAAAGCCAAACGGGGAATATAAAAGGTATGTAGAGCCGTGGGAATACCTTACCGAAACCTACTTAATAACCAACAAAAAAGATAAACCATTAGGTAACCCTATCTATGATAACGGTTATTATAATGGTATGTTACTTTGTGCCAGATCGACTGGAAAAAGTTTTAACGTGTTTTTAGGTTTGTTTTTACATGAGTGGCTATTCTCAGGGGTTAGAAAACAGTCCGATTATAAGGGTATTAATAATGCACTTAACTTTGGATTTGCAGCATCTGATACTAAAGCTCTTGCAAGGTCTATATCAAACTTAGATAGGGCTTATTTTGATTTCCCAGGGCAGTATGAAATTCAAAAGAAGAATAAGAAGGAGTCTGTAAAAGTTTGGGGGCCTTTCTACAAGAACACAAGAGGCCAGTGGAGGGTAGCTTCAGGAGCATCTGAAGTAAAGCATGTAGTTAAAACTAAACCAGGTAAAACACTAATCAATGGTTCTATGGCTCAGATTAGTCCAATAGTTGCCAACAATGATAAGATATTTACAGGGGACCGTTTTAGGTTAGGTATAATAGAGGAAGGAGGTTTCGTTGTAAATCTAAAGAATATTTTCATATCTGCCCAGGATGCGTTTAAAGTAGGCAAGTACTATACAGGAAGTATTTACGTAATTGGCACAGGGGGGGATCTTGACAAAATACAAGACGCAAAAGAAATGTTCGAAGACCCAGAGTCTTTTAACATATTTCCAATACCAAATTATTGGGCTAAATCAACTACAGTTGAAAAGAAGTGTGGAATGTTCGTTGGAGCATACTACAAGGCAGAGGAGTTAAAACAAAACGGAAACACAAAACTAAGAGAAGCACTACTAGATGTAGTAATAGATAGGGAAGAAAAGAGATCAAAGTGGAGTAGATTAGAGTTTTCAAAAGAACTTTCCTTCAACCCAATATACCCAAAAGAGTTACTACGTCCAACTACTAAATCACCAGTACCACAACAAGAGTTGGCGGCGTGGAGAGATAGATTAGTAGATGATAAAGTAATGGAAAAAACTGCAGCTATTGGTTCCTTCAAATACAGGAACGGTAAAGTAGAATTCCAAACAGACTTAGAGAAAACAATGACCCCAATATTAGAATGGGGTAAAGATGAAAAACTAGAAGACCAAACAGGGGCGTGGATAATACACGAGTTCCCACCAGCTTACATACCAGAGGGGTTGTATTATGTACTTTATGACCCTTACACACAATCAGGGGAAGGTACATCAATGCAGTCTATTCTTATTTACAAGCACAATTTCAAAAACAGTGGCGGAGATCAGAGTTTACAAGACACAATTGTAGCTTCATACATAGGCAGGTTAGATACGTTAGATAAAGCTTTTGAGGAGCCAATTAAAGCTGCACTATTCTTTAACGCTAAAGTGTTCCCAGAGATGAATGCAATAGGTTTTGCGGAGTATGTAGACAGAAAGGGCTACCAACATTTGATGCAATTCATACCTAAGCAAATACTTGAAGCCATAAAAGGAAGTACTGCAGCATCACACGGAAGATCAAAGTACGGTTATGGTGTCAAGGTAAACAGGGAAATGAATATTTGGTCTATAAACAGGTTAGCTAATTGGATGACAATACCAGTCCGTAAGGACGAGAAAACAGGTATACCAACTTGGTGGAATTACCAAAACATAAGAGATTTAAGGTTGCTATCAGAGGCCGCGAATTTTGACTTTGAAAACAAACAAGATTTTGACGCAATGTCAGCACTAATGTTACTACCATACTTATTATCTTACTTAGATGATTACGTGGTAGAATTACAAAGTGAGGAGGAAGCTTACGAGAAGGAGTATGAGAAGTACAACATGATGGCAAAACAAAGAAGGGAAAGAGGTACATTAAAATCCAAACTTTCTGAAACTATTTAACAATGCAAGAAAAACTATACGATAAATCTCTGGTAAGACCTACGGTAAGCAGAAGAGAAAAACAGAAAAATAACTTCGCCAGGCAGATTGCGGTGGCGGATTATTACGACCAATTCTTTGGGGACTATAGAGATAATAAAAGACTTAACAAGTTTAAAATAAATTATGACTTAGCAAACGGTAGGTTAGACACTTCTTTGTACGACGTAGAGGACGACTATTGCATGATAGACGGGGAGAGAGTTACAATCTCTAAAGGAGAAATACCACACATACCAATGACATCTTTAGTTATAAAGTCATTGTATGGGGAACAACTTCAAAGACCTTGGAAAATTAGCGTAGACGATGAGTCACCGTTAAAAGACTCTATCCAAACAGAAGAGTGGAAAAAACAACTAAAAGCATACATACAAACCAATGTAATAACTCCTTATGAGGACCAAGCAATGGAGCGTATTATGGCAGAGGTAGGACAGTTAGACCAAAGCTTGTTAAGCCCTGAAGAAATCCAAAACTTACAACAACAAATACAACAGCAAGTACAATCTGAGGTAGCATTTAACACCCCAGAAGAGTTACTAGAATATATGTCTAATGATTACCAAAATCCTATTGCAAAACAAGCACAGGAATTAATGAATCACCTTGACAAGAAATTCAACATAAAATCCTTAGAAGTAGAGGGATTTACACACATGCTACCAACAGCTGAGGAGTACTACTACGTAAACATGACTGAGCACGGCTTGGAGTTTGACATGGTGCCGCCCGACAGTGTAGAGTATGGAGGCCCAGCTGAAGAGGTTTGGGTACAGAAGATGGACTGGTGTAAGATAGAGAAGTGGACGACTGTAAGAGATATTAGAACAAGATATGCGGAGGTACTAAAACCATCACATATTGCAGAGTTAGATAAACTATACGAGCCAAGATACGGATCAAGCCACTATCAGAACGATAACAACCCGCACTTAAAAAGGTACATGCATGAATTTTCATCTGACCCAGATGGAGTTCAAGAAAGGTATGGTAACCAAGATTGGAGGTTAAAAGAAAATTTTAGCAACATAGCTAACGCATTCTTCAACATTAAAGATAGGTGGGGAGACGGTGCTAAACTGTCCGAGTTCTCAATAAGGGAAACAAAAATATTCTGGAAAGAGGACCGTGTAATGTACAGGGTTTACAGATTAGAAGAAGGAAAAGTAGTAAGGCACTATTACGACGAGCACTACGTACCTTCAGCAGAAGACTTGGAAATAAAGAAGATTATAGCACCCGAGGTGTGGGAATGCACTAAGTTAGGGACAGAAGATCCTATATACTTAAACATAAGACCTATAAAAGGACAATACAAAAGTAATGAAAATCCTTACGAAGTAGAGTTACCAGTAATCGGGAGGAAATATAACACCTACAGAAATAGGACAGAAAACATATCTATAGTGGACCTGATGAAACAGTTCCAAAGAGATTATGACACTGAGATGGCAGCGCTAAGAAGAGACTTAGCATCAAACATAGGTAAAGTATTTGTAATGCTTATAAATGCCAAACCTAAGAACATGAGTTGGTCTGACATGCTGTCCATAGCCAAGGAGCACAACTTAATGCTTATAGACCCTGTACAAAGAGGGGCGGGAGGAATAGACCCACAATTCTTGAAAGAGGTTAATATGAGTAAGATGAGTGAGATTGCCGAAAGGGTTAACTTACTCCAATCTATTTTAGCAAATCTTTATAGAGTTGCAGGCTTTAACGAGCACAGAGTAGGACAGGGAGGGCAGTATGCAAATACAGCAAACATACAACAACAAACAGCGGCGGCGTTTAACCAAACCGAGCCAATGTTTGAAATGCACAGAGAAATAGTACAAGCTGCCCTTACTAGATTAATGAATATAGCTAGGGTGTACTACAAAGACCACCCAGAAGAATTGAGAAACATACTAAGCCCAAGTGCATACTTAGAGCTAGAATATGGATACCCATTTTGGTATTCTTATTTTAACATAAGACTAGAGAACAGTGGTAAAGTAGCTAGACAAGTTGCGGAGTTAAAGCAATACACACAAGCATTCATACAAAATGGTATGAACCCTAAGAGTGTCATACACCTAGCTATGGCAGAATCTAAAAATGATGTACTAGATGTATTATCACAAATAGAGAAAGAACAAAAAGAACAAATGCAAGCAGCTCAACAATCCCAACAGGAGCAAATAATGACTCAGGTGCAAATGGAGCAGCAAAGAAGACAAGAAGAGCAGCAATTCTTAATGGCGATGAAGAAAATGGAGTTAGATCAGAAAGACCAAGCTTCACAAAGAGAGATGCATAAGTTCCAAATTGCTAATGATGTTAATCAGGATGGTAAAGCAGATTTAGTAGAATCCAAGCTACTTGAAATAGATCAAAGAGCATCGGAACACGAAGACAAAATGGAACTTGCAAGACAAAAACAAAGCGAAACTACAGTTAGAGCAAACATCTAACATTAACAACAAATAATATAAGCGAAAATATTTTTTAACAAAACATTATGTTTTAATAAAACG